AAGGGATTACTCCGGAGGAAAATTAAGGATAAGGACTTGTTATGGATTCTTGATGAGATTATTGATAGTACGGATGGGTTACCAATAGGAAATTACCTGAGCCAATACATGGCTAATTTCTATCTATTCGGATTCGACCATTGGATTAAACAAACAAAGTGCTGCCGGTATTATTTTAGATATGCTGATGATTGTGTTTTCCTTGCCAGTGATAAGGCATCACTCCATCAGTTATTGGCTGATATCAAAGAATACCTTTCCTGTAAATTAAAACTATTGGTGAAAGAAAACTACCAAATATTTAAGGTGGAAGACCGTGGTATTGATGTGCTGGGCTATAAATATTTCCACCATTATATTTTACTGCGAAAACGAATTAAAAAAAACTTTGCCCGGATGCTGGCCACTCGAAAAAACAAAGCATCAATAGCATCATACCTTGGATGGGCCAAGCATGCAAACACAATTAACCTTTTAAGAAAATTAGGAGTATGAATAATTTTAGCGACTTCGGTATTAAACCGGCAATTAAGAATTTCACCGGTGAGAAAATAAAAATTGGCAAGGTTCTCAACAGGGAGATCATTGTATATGACTCTAAAATTGAAACATCAAAATTTGACGGCAAGGGCGACTGCCTTTACTTACAAATTGAGATTGACGGAGTGAAGCGAGTGGTGTTTACCGGCAGTAAAATATTAATGGAATTAATTAAAGCTGTGCCAGCAGCTGGGTTTCCATTTAAGACAACTATTGTAGAAGTAGATGAACATTTTGAATTTAAGTAATATGAAAGAAGCAACAATCAATAACGAAAACCCCGCTACTGCCAAAGTGCGGTTAGCTGCTGATTTCATCTCTGAACAATTTAGTAATCATATAAATATGATGTTTGAAAAATTAGGTGCAGAGATTCTTGATGAAAGAGTGGTCCAGAGATATACCAAGGTATATTATGTCAAAATGGATTTAGAAAGCGGGATTGAAATTTCCGCAATTACAGAGGATAGGTTATATACTTTTCATTCTGTTTTGTGGGCTTACATTGCAATTATTGACCCGTACGATGAAAAGGCTATCAAGTTGTTTGAAATTGTTGATGAGGCCTGTCAAAAATTTTAATTCAATTAAACACAACAATGAATACCATCGACATAATAAGATCATCCGCATTTACAATTGATGATTTTGAACAGGCAACAAAAAAACTTAGAGATGCAATGAATATACCTAACAACATTACCCCTGCCGGTGCTCTGCACCCAATTTTAGTTTCTACTCCTTTAATTAACCCCATCCGGAGGGGAGATAAGACCATGACCAGGCGCATTGTAAAAGAGGGGGTGCCAATAGGTAATTGGGAAGAAACATTGAAACATTGCCCTTATCAGGTAGGTGATATATTATGGGTGAGGGAAACCTATTTCGACTGCAGTAAGGTTAAGGATGCTCCGTTATTTGCTAATATAAATGGAAATTTCGTTTACAGAGCTGACACCGATTTCATTGGCTGCCATAAATGGAAGCCGTGTATTTTCATGCCTAAGAAGGCTTGCCGTGTTTTCATAGAAGTTACAGATATTAAAATTGAGCGACTTTGTGATATAACAAGAGAGGATATTGAATTAGAAGGTGTTGAGAAGCGATTTAACACAACTACTAATTCATGGATGTACCTTGACTACTCAACGCTTCTTGGATGGACGGATATAGGGCCTTCTTTCAAATCGTTATGGGAAAGAATAAATGGATCAGGTAGTTGGAACCTAAACCCATGGGTATGGGTATATACTTTTATAGTGGTGGAAAGGCCTGCTAATTTTATACAAGAACAACATGATCACTTCTAGACAAATAAGAACCGGCAACCAACTCTTATACCATTCAGAAGAAGGTCCGTTAAAAACCACCATTGATTGGCAGGATATAAAATGGTGTGAAGAGGATCCTGAAGGATTTAATAAAGTTCACTCACCAATAGTATTGACAGAAACAATAATGACGAAAATTAGGAGGATTGAAAGACCGGATTTCGCAGCTTTAGAATTTTCGGTGAGCGATCCTGGCGAAAGGCAAATAGAAAAGAACTATTACTCGAGAGAGATAGTATCAAATCGCAGGCTTCATTTGTCTCCTAGTTACAATACCGAACCTGCTACAAATGGAGGGAGGGTAAAAAAACTTGAACCTGAATTTTGGTTCATTTGGATATGCTCCTATGGCACAGGATCAAATTGGTTCTTAAATATAAGAGATTGCCACAGCAACCCACTTAAATACTTGCACGACTTCCAAAACGTGTTTCAGGGGATATCCGGAAAGGAAATTATACTGAAGGTATAATTTAGCTATCCCCTTCCTGATCACCACCACTTAACCCGGCACTGCCGGGTTTTTTGTTATACGGATATTTGGTTACGGATTCTAAGTTTACGCGATTCTCAGCCGATTCGTTTCCCCTTCACCCCTTCTATTTATTTTTAAGGTATTTTTTTGTAACTCTGTAATGACATCAATAAAAATGGTCGAAACTTGCGCTAATACTATGTTACAACTATTTTTTACTTCTGTAATTAAAATTATAAGATTACAAACTATTTGTAATATGTTTTGGGCGCTCCGAATATTACAAATATTACAGAGGTACAAAACACTTCCTCAAAATGGGTTTGTAATGGTTACAATGTAAGCCTACGTAGGTTTATACGCTACGCATATACAGTATTACAAACTTACAAATATAAACCCCATAAAACCAGCCTAACGGTTGCTATCAAAGTAAAGCAAGAGTTTCAATTTCTAAGTTATGGCCGTTTTGGTATGTCCTTTTATTTTGGCTGTAATAGCGTGAATTTTGGTAAATGGGTAAGGAAAATACCAATATTAAGGAAACGCTCGAAGCATGGGCTGCTATTACCATTGACAGGTGGCGACAGCAGATACAAAAGCGCGATATTCATATTGGTGACTTGGCTCGCGACTTACGCGAACACGTGCAAGCTAGTGCCGACGGTGAAATTATGAAGGTGGAATTCTTTTACTCCTGGTACGGGAAATTCGTGGATATGGGTGTAGGTAAAGGTACCAAGATTGGTGATGTGAATGAAAACCGTACCAGCCGAAACTTGGAAGGTAGGCATACCGGCAACCGTCGTAGAGCTAAACCATGGAAGAGCGCCACCCTCTTCGCTGAGGTTAATACCCTGAATGCTCTCCTACTCGAAAAATATGGGCGCAAAGCCTTAGCAATTGTAGAAGATACGGTTGCAAAAACTTACACAATTAAATTTTAAGAAATGATAACGGAAGAAGGTCATATAATACTAGATGCCAATGGTAGCAAGGTGCTTGATACCATGAAGAAAATACGATCGGAAGGAAGATCGTTGCAGGCTCAACTGGATAAACTTACCATAAACAGCGATGAGTGGAAGAAGACTGCCAGTGCAGTACAAGAACTGAATAAGCAGAAAACAAAGCTGAACGATACCCTACGTGGTACCAATAAACTTTGGGAAAGCATAAAGAGCCAGATGATAAGTGTGGGAGCTGTGGCACTTGGTTTCTTGGGTTTCCAAATGATTACCTCGCAGATAGGTAACATGATCAGGAAAAATGCAGAGCTGAGTGATAGTCTTGCCAATATTCGTGTGAAAGCAAAAATGACACAGGAAGAGGTGGAGCGATTAAATGAAAGTTTTGGTAAACTGGGAAGCCGTACAAGTGGGAAGGATTTAAGATCGATGGCGTTTGAATTGGCTACCTTGGGAATTGATAAGGATAAATTACTGGAGGCAACAGCGGCCGTAGATAACATGTCCATTGCCATGGAAGGGGAATTTAATAGTGCGAGTGAAGCGACTCAGGCCACAGGTAAGTTAAGGAATATTCTGGATGACATTAGAACCAAGGATCCTGCTAAAGATTTCCTGAATATAGGTAATGCTTTAATTGAGTTGGGAAATGCCGGACTGGCTACGGCACCGGTGGTGAGCGATTTTGCCACTAGGATTGGAGCTGTGGGAATATCATTGGGCCTTACCAGCGGACAGGTATTGGGTATAAGTGCCAGTATGCAGGAGTTGGGGCTTACTGCAGAGCGTGGAGGTACTGCCACTGCCAAGATATTGCAGAAGATGAGCAATAATGTGGAAGGATTTGCCGCCATTGCCCGGGTATCTGTTTCTGAATTTGCCCAGATGGTAAACACCGACTTGTACGGTGCATTTAAACTGGTGCTGGAAGAGAGCCAGAAAAATGCACAGAGTGCCACTGCCCTTGCATCGTTATTAAAAGATGCAGAGTTGAGCGGAGCAGGTGCAAGTGAGGTGTTTTTGAAGCTAGGAAGAAACGTGGGTATGATGGATGAGAAGGTGAAGCTTGCATCAGGTTCGTTGCAAAGCACATCGGCCATTATGGATAGCTTCGCTATTAAGAATGAAACCTTTGGGGCGAAGTTGGATAAATTGGGTAAGGCTATTTATGGATTTCTTGCCAATAGTGCGGTTATTGGATTTTTTGAATCAATGACTGATTCATTACTTAAGCTAGCTGAACAAACAAATGAGGCTGAAAAAGCTATTGATAAATTTAATAAAGCTAACGATCAATATAAAAAGACTGCGGATAAACTTAATCCACTACTCGAAAGGTATGATGAATTAAAAAAGAAAACGAAGCTTGGCAAAGATGAACAGATTGAACTAAATAAAATAATTAAAGAGGTTAGTGAAATTGCACCTGGTGCAGTAACAGCATTTAATAATATTGGTGGTGCGATAGATATTAGTTCAAAAGCTGGTAGAGATTTTCTCGAAAACATGCAAAGAATTAAGCAGGTAATGAATGAAGAGGCTGTAAAAGTGGTTGAAGCTAAATATGATAAGAACCAAGAAAAAAGCGATGCATTGTATAAACAGATTCAGAAAGAACGTGAATTTCTTGAACGGCTAAAGGCTGATCCTGAAAATGTATTAAGGGCCAGCGGATTCAGTGCTAGCGACGTTGAAGCTTACATACCTAAACAGAATCAGATAATAATGGATCTGAATAAAGAATGGCAAAAAACTGTTGACCTTGCAGAAAGTTATCGGGTAACCATTGATCATTTGAATGGAAAGGATTTACTTAAACCTAAACCAAAAGAAGAGACTAAAAAAACAGTTACTTACGTTCCCACTCCGGAAGAGATTGAGAAAGCGAAGAAAGCCATTGAGGATTATATTAAGGAAACTGCCCGCCTCACCAAAGAATTACGAACTGCCAATGCTCAGGGTATTGATGATGAGTTGCAACGTGAGGTGGAACTGGCCAAGGTAAGGTATGAAAATAACCTCGACGATTTAAAGCAGTACGAGCAAAGTATAATTGATAAACGTAAGGCAGGAAAACCCCTTACTGAGGAGGAGAAGAAGCGTGAAGTAATACTTACAGAATTAAAGCTTCAATTGCTGGAAGAATACCAACGCAAGGCTGGCGACCTGATTAAAAAATTTAATGAGAAACAAGCTGAAGAAGAATTTAAGCAAACCATTGCCAACCTTGAGAATACTCAAGCAGCTCGTAGGAATTTATTAAAGAAAAAATTTGCTGAAGGTGTAATTGATGAGAAGACCTACCAGGAGCAACTCTTCCAACTACAGCAACAGGATTTAACAGAGCGCAAAACTGCTTATGAAGATTATGGTAAGGATGTAACCGATATTGATGAAAAGATTACTGATGGCATTATAAACAATGCAAAAAAAATTAGTAAAGCCAATGAAACAGCGGCTGAAAAATCAGTTAAAGCATGGAAGAAATTTTTGGATGAAACCGAAAAGCAATTTAACCAGTGGAGTAGTGTTACCATTGATATTGTTTCCAGCTTTAATGATATTGCCCAAAGCAAGGATGAGGAGAGTTACAACCTCAAGAAAAAACAAACTGATGACGAAATACAACGCACCAGGGCGCAAAGTGATGAGCGCATGGCTCTTATTGAGGAGGAGTATAAAAAAGGCTACCTCACCAAAGAAAAGTATGATAATGCCAAGGCTGTAAGTGAGCAACAGCTAGCCGATAAAATAAGTATGCTCAATGCCCAATTGGATGAGCAACAGAAAAAGGATAGATACGAGCAGGCCAAGAGAGATAAGAATCAGGCGGCATTCTCGGCAGCCATTTATGGTAGTGTTGCTATTATTAAAGCCTTTGCCGAAAATTTATTGTTGGGTTTTGCTACAGCTGCCGCAGTTGCCATACAAATAGCAGCCATTGAAGCCCGCCCTCTTCCTGAATATGCGGTGGGTGGAGAAACGAAAGTGAAGGGGGAAAGCGGGAAAAATTATAGTGCTAAAAATGTAGGGAGCATTGCCGGTGGAGGGCATTACAATACTCCTAGTTATGGAATTGTTGCGGAAAAAGGCAGTGAGTATGTAATACCTAATTGGATTTATACCATGCCGGAGATGGCCAACGTAATAGGTATGCTTGAGGCTGTAAGGGTAAGAGGTTATGCTGGAGGAGGAAGCACTCAGGCAAGTGCACCGGTAGGAAATAATGGAGGTGGAAATAATGATGCATTGCTCATACAAATGATGATGGTGATGGAGAAGCTCTGCAATAAATTGGATGAGCCAATTAAGGCCCAACTAAACTACGATGAATTAAGTTATGATTTAAAACGTATAGGGGAAGCCTTGGATACAGGTAATATCCGCAGTAGTTAAGGGTTGGGGTGTGCTGTCCTTTGTTGCAATTGCACAAAAAAACATCTTTGATACATGATATCAATAATACACCCATCGAGAGGGAGAGCCGTAAAAGCTCGCAAAACCTATTTACATTGGATTAATCAGGTAATGAATCCGGATGAAATAGAATACATCCTTTCGATAGATGATAATGATCCTCAGCTGGATGAATACCTATATCAATTTAGAGGCTATACCATTGTGCAGGGAGAAAACACTTGCGCTGTAGATGCCATAAACCGTGCAGCTAAGGAATGCAAGGGAGATATAATAATTGTGATTAGTGATGACTTTGAATGTTTCCAAAATTGGGATGAAACCATAAATGGAGCATTTGCCATTCATAAAAATAAGTTACTTAAAACATGGGATGGTACACAAATGTGGATTGTAACTCTACCCATAATGGACAGACAATTTTATGAAGAAAACGGTTACATCTATTTCCCAAAATACAAACACATGTTTTGCGATACCGATTTAACGCATAAGGCTGAGCTCGAAGGTAAATTATTATATCGCCCAAGTATTCAGTTTATTCATCGCCACTATACAACTAATGAATCTGAAAAGGATGAAGTGAGTGAGAAGGCAGATAGTACCTGGGCGCAAGGTGAAGCATTGTATTACCAACGAGTAAACGAATGCTTTGGATTGGAAAATATTGCCGATGTATGGGCATTGCAAGAAGTTGCTCAACCTCATATAGCCTGGTGTAAACTTAGAATGCCGGCATGATTGAATTAAGCGTACTTATTGCCACTGTGCCCGAACGTAAGGAAATGTTCGATTTGCTGGTGGCTGAATTTTATCGGCAAATTGAAGCAGATAATCTGCATGAATTAGTATCGATCGAATTTAATGATTCTCCACGTGGAGCCATGAGTATTGGAAAGAAACGACAATTAATGGCCGAGAATGCACGGGGTAAAAACATTGTTTATTTTGATGATGATGATTTTCCGGAGCAGGATTATTTAAAAACAATTGTAAATGCATTGGTAAAACATTCACCCGATTGTATAGGGTTGATAATACACATGACAACCAATGGCCAGAATGATCAGTTATGTTGCCACTCACTTAAATATCCGGAATGGGAAAACGATGTGGATGGATGGAGTTATGTGAGAAACGTAACCCATTTTAATCCGGTAAAAAAGGAATTGGCATTAAAAGCAGGTTTCAAGGATATGCGCTATGGAGAAGATAAGGACTATGCAGATAGGCTTACAGCCTTATGCAGTTTTGAAGTTTTTATAGAGGATAAAATAATGTTTCACTACAGATTTTCAACAGCAGAGCCGCACGCACAGAAATATGGAATCGAATAAAAAAGCAGTATTAATAAATGCAAGTTGGGGAGCATGGTACCCTAGAGGTTCGGCACGGTTGGAGCGATCGCTTATATACCATGGCTGGAACTACGATATGAAGATATGGAAGGATGAAATAATTAACGATTTCTTTAAAAAGAATTTTCCATACACCATAAAAGCTGCTGCATTTATGCAGGCCATGCTTGATGGGTACACTCATATTTTATGGATGGATTGCAGCCAATGGGTAGTACGCGACCCTAATAAACTGATGGATATTATTGATGATGAAGGTGGATTGTTTATTAAGAGCGGATACAACCTGGCACAGACTAGTGCCGATACAGATTTGAGTTGGGCAAAAGTAAGCCGTGATGAGGCTGAGAAGATGCCGGAATTGTGGAGCTGCATATTTGGTGTAAACTTAGAAACGGAACAGGGAAGAAATTTTGCAAGACATTTTATTGAGGCCTACCATGCCGGTGTATTTGATACTCCAAGAGAACATTCGGGCAGAAGCCAGGATCCTCGTTTCTTGCACGCAAGACAAGACCAAACTGCTGTATCGTGGGCATTTCATAAAAGTGGGTATGCCAAGCTAAGAGAGCCACGGGAAATACTTCACTCCTACTACCCTGGCGAAGTGGAAACTGATGAACAAATAGTAAGAATGAGAGGCATGTAATTATTTTAAATATGAAAGACTATTCACAAAACGGAGAGAGTATAATACTCGATGAATTGCTCGAAAAAATTGGAGTAGTAAAAGGTAGCTTCTTAGATATTGGTGCCGGTAATGGTTTCCACCTGAGTAATACCAGGTATTTCTTGGAAAAGGGATGGAAGGGCCTGATGATTGATGCCGACAATAAAGGCAATAATGAGGTAATGCAATTGAAAGTAACTAAGGATACCGTATTTGATTTTCCTGAAGAAGTAGATCTACTTTCGATAGATATTGATGGGAATGATTACTGGGTATTGAAGGAATACCTGAGCAGGAATCTTCATCCAAAAGTTATTATATGCGAGGTAAACAGCCAATTGCCATTGTATAGTAAAAAAGTGGTGCAGTATGATGCAGAGCGTATGTGGGATGGGAGCCATTGCTATGGCATGAGTTACCTCGCAGCTGTTGAATTATTGCATCGATACGGTTATTCAATTTATGATGTAGTAAATAATACCAATATTATAGCAGTAAAGCAAGACTACAATGTTCCCAATAAGTTGTACTCCTTCGGGCTTACCTATAGCCATCCAGAAATCCATTTTAATTTTATTGATTTATAACCATGACACACCAAGAGTACGTAGCACAGAACGCTAAGGGGTTTGAAGGCGACACCCACATTTATGCAGAGCTGGAAAAACTTTGCCAAAAACACAAAGTAGGATTAATTATTGAAACCGGTACCTACCGTGGAGCAACCACCAAGCACCTGAGTAAGCTGGCGAAGAATGTAATTACTATTGAAGTAAAGGAGGATAATTTTAAAATTGCTCGGGCTGAGTTAGAAACATTTGAAAATGTTACGGCATTGCATGGTAATAGTGCAGTGCTGATGCCACAATTATTATTGGTACCGGAGGATGGGGAACCGACAGATGGTAATATATTGTTCTTTCTGGATGCGCATTGGGAAGCGTTTAATCCTTTGTTGGATGAATTGGAAGCCATTGCCAAGGCGGGATTACAACCAGTAATTTTCATTCATGATTTTAAGGTGCCAGGGCGTCCTGATCTGGGCTTTGATTCTTATGCCGGGCAAGATTATGACTGGGCATGGATTGAAGCTGCTATTGAGAAAATATATGGTGCCGGGAAATATGAGTACCATTATAATAATGAAGCGGACGGGGCAAAGCGTGGAGTAATCTATATTTACCCAAAGGCAGTGATAACTGAGTTGGACACAGATCAATCTTAAATTCACAATTGTTAATAAATGGGCGGGGTAAGGTGTCGAAACTGCTATAAATTTGAGCACAGATGATATTTAAACTGGAGATACCTGTAACCCCGCTCGTTAAACAATGGCTCACTAAAAAGTATGGTGAAAGCCCTGTGCTCAGTACAAAAAATGCGTTGGGTAATTGTTTGATTTATATGATAAATAAGAACAGCACACAGCATGATCATCAAATTAAATTAAGCAGTTTCCCTGAGCGAATTGTGGTGCGATTAAATGCAGATGTTTTTTTTCGTTACGGACATACATTGACACCAACCAGTGTATGCCATTTTAATAAGTATATATTGGAAGAAATATATGCAATGCTCTTTTACGGTATAGACTTAGAATGCAGAATAATACCAAGCCGGATGATAAAAGATTGCATTGAAAATTTTTGCACCACTCACGAATTAAATGACGACGTTTTTTCTTATGAGCGTGCAAAAAAAGCATATTTTAGATATAGAAAGAGCCGAAACACAGTAGTAATAGGCAAATAAAAATTTATGGACTAATTGTCCCCCACGCAAAATGAATCATATTTTAAGACCAACAAAAGATCCTTTAGGCGGAAATCAAGCATTATACTTTATTCCGGATGAAGATATTACGAGTATTGATACGGCACCGGATAACGCTGTAAGTATTGATTATGTTGGCTCTAAGAAGTTTTATGAACTCGAATATGTACATGCTACATGTAAGTGTGAATACTCCGGAGTGAAGACTGCATTGGGAAAGCTATATGATATACAAGTATTTGTAATTGTAGCAGGTAACTTCAATGATAATGAAGCCATACTGGATGAGATGTTGGATTATAAATTTATACTTGCCCGTAAGGATAACAACTGTAATATTACCATACTAGGTAATACCGAGCAACCCCTTACCTACTCTATTTTATACAACTCGGAAGCAGCTGCAGGAAAAATGAAATCAACCCAAATTTCATTTATTGGCCAATGCTATATGCCAGAGAAATTATTAGACGGCACATTGCTCGTTAACGCATAAACAAGTCCTTTCTATAGTATCAGTTCATCTTGACATTTGTAGAGATGAATCATATCATTTCCAATTTACTGCGCAAGCCAATATTAATGACAAGGGAAGCCCTCATGGGATACTTGCCATTGATAGATCGTTACGTTGCAGGAACATTGAATGAAATTGATGAAAAGATGCTTCAAGACTTAGCCGTGAAAAATAAGGCTTCGTTTGTGCAAACCGACAGCTACAACTTTGAGAGTGATTTTAATACTGCTGAACCGGGTAGTACTTTAATTATGCCCATTCGTGGAAGCATAATGAAAGAGAGCTGGTGCGGTGATGCTGGTACGGCCGAGTTTGTAAACATCTTGCAAAAGGCGTTAATCAATTCAAACATTTCGAATGCCATCTTAATTATTGACAGCCCGGGTGGAGCTGTTGATGGTACGTTTGAATTGGCCGATTATATACGCGATGAATTTACAAAGCCCATTACCGCCTTTATTGATGGGATGGCTTGTAGTGCAGGATATGCCATAGCAAGTGCCTGCGATAAAGTATATGCCAGCCATGCTACTGCTCATATAGGCAGTATTGGTGTTTGCTCTAGCTTTTTGGATTACAGCAAGCGCTATGAAGCAATGGGCATTGTAGAGCATTACATTAATGCAGATGGTAGCGAGGATAAGAATAAGGCTTTCTTCGATGCAAAGGGAGGGGATTATAAGGCCATGAAAGAAAGTAGCTTAAATCCTATCCGTCAGATTTTTGTTTCCACCGTAAAAAAGAACAGACCAGGTGTTTCTGAAACTGTTTTTTCTGGAAAGGTTTATATGGGTGAAGAAGCAATTACCCTTGGCTTAATCGATGGAATTCAAACCTTGGAGGCCACCATCAACAGTACACGCTTACTCAGCAATTCAAATTCAAATTATATGTTCAAAATAAAAGAAATCGCAGCTCTCAAGGGATTGGGTGCTGATGTTATTACTGAAGACCAAGTGGCAGCGGCCAACCGTGAACTTCAAGAAATTGGAGTAACCGGTATTGAATTATCCATTGCCGGAACTGTAGCTACTAATGCAGATCAGATCACTAATCTTCAGGATGAGATTACAGCGTTGAAAAATGATGTAACAGCAAAAGATTTGACCATTGAAGGTTTAAATACCAAGGTTGAAACCTTAGGAAAACTTTTGCCAGAAAGTGCTACATCTCCAATTAAATCAGGAGCCGATATAGTTGACCATCCGGAGGAGTTGAGCGAAGTAGATAAACGCATTATGGAGCAGGCTCAAGCCGAATTGAGCAAAACAAACCTTTAATAGAATAAACGCCTGTAAGGGCATATACAACATAATTTAATTTTAATTTTTATTTAAAAATGAGCTTAGTAATAACAGACATCGTAACCTCCCTTGGTGATTACAGTCGCAAATCGAGCCAACAAATTCGTTCGGCAACTTTGGGCGAAACCCAAATTACGAAGTACTTCACAACTGTTACAGATGTGGATGATGAGTATTGGTTATCGCATACCATTACTGACCGTGTGGTTTTTGGTTTTAAAAACGTGTGGAATGCTGCTGGCAATACCACCTTTAAGCCAAACTTAGTTAAGGCTTATCATTTTAAAAGCAATATCTCCATCACTCCATCGAGTGTGTGGAAGAGTTGGCTTTCGTTTTTGGCTAATGAGAAATTGGATATTACCCAATACCCAATTACCAAATACATTACTGAAAATGAAATTGGTAAAGCAATAAGCCGCGACCGCGATTACTTATTGTGTAAGGGCGTTTATAACGCTTCAACCTATGACACCGTATTTGGTGCAGCTTGCGATGGTATCAATGAAAAATTGCGCCAGGGAATTGTTGATGGTAGCATGTACCGTATTCAATTGCCAACATTTGCCAGCAACAATGCAGTGAGCAATGTGGAGCGTTTCGTGAAAAAAATCCCGGTGGATGTACGTGACATGATGGATTTCATTTTCATGAACACCAGCGACTTGGATGCATACAAGCAAGACTATCGTACCTTGTACGGTCAGAATGCCGATTATACCCGTGAGGGCTTGATTAAAGAATACTTCAGTGGATTACCATTGGTAGGATTGCCACACTTGGAGCAAGGAAGAATTTGGACGACTTATGCCGATAATCGTAAGCGTGTGGTGAATAAAACCAACCAACCCATCCTTACCGATGTGCAAAAGGCTGATTATGCTGTAAAGGCATTCTACGAATGGTTTGAAGGATTAGGATTCCACATCAACCAACATGTATTTGTAAGTGTTCCTCAAAACGTAGGATACGATAGCGGATTGACCAGTGATACAACATTGTATTTCCCTGCAGCCGACTTAACGTAAGAGAAGCATGGTTGAGATAACAGTAAAAGAGGCATTGGAAGGCTCTGTGTACAAGGTACACGGGGCTTTGCCAATACCTAAAAAAAATGAAGGTGTAGAAGCCAAAGAAGTGGTTGAGGCGGAATTATTGATGCATTATGATGCTGCTAAAAAAGAAGCATCACTTGTATTAGATCCAAAAATGCCAACTGTAATACAAGGGAAGGAAGTGATAAAATACACCATGGCTAGAGTAAGTGAAGTGCCTCATCCGGAAGTAGGCAATAAAATATACTTCGGGAATTTTTTCATAAATATTAAAAAATAATTTTTACCATACCATGGAACCAGAAGACGTATTATTTACAGGAGGGAATAACACTCCAGGACTCGCAAAGCAAGCTTTAATGTATGCTTATGTAGAAGATATATCATCAATGCAATGTGGTTGCGATGACAGTGCACCCGCACACTTCACTGATATCGGAACGATGCAAGAAGATATTGTAATGAAAAGTGGTAAAAGCTTTCATACAATTTATTTCACCGACGAAACCGCGGACTTAAACCACGAGGTAGTTGGAGAAACTGATGGCAAGGCAATTAAGAACATTCTTGATTTCTTCCATCCGAAAGATCAGGCCCAGTTCTTAGGCTTCTTAAGTGAAGCTAAAAATCGCAAAGGTTTTGTGTTCATCGCTTACGATAAGGATTGCAAAAAGCGTGTGTTTGGTAATACCTGCACTCCTGCTAAATTGTCAACCGGTAAAGGAGGAACCATGAAGAAAAATGGCGAACGAAAAGGAACTACTATTTCATTCGAATACACCGCATCTGATGTGGCACCTTATTTCGAAGGAAGAGTGGACTTAGTAGGAGCCGGTTATAGTGCTGGATCAGAGAATGATTTCCAAACACTATTTGTGAACTAGAAATTTGTCATCATTACAATAAGATTATGAGGGAGCATCCGGAAGGATGCTCCCTTTTTGTTTGCGTCCTTTCGTTGCAATTGCAGGGGAATTACATTTGTGTAACATGAAAATCAACGATATCAAACATAAATACTGCCTCAATCTGGAACACAGAACAGATCGCAGAGCTCATGCAATTGCGCAGTTTGAAAAACACAAAATTGAAGGGGTTGAATTTGTGAATGCCGTGGATGGAGCTGCCAATAAATACAGTAGTATTTATTTACATATCACCCCTGGTGCAATTGGTTGCTACCATAGCCATTTGCAAATATTAAAAAATGCTTACCATGCCGGGATCAATGAATTTATTGTGTTTGAAGATGATGTGGAATTTTCGGGCGGTTTTGATATGTTTATTGAGTCGCAACTTACTGCAGTACCTGATGACTGGAATTTCATTTATTTAGGATGGGCAGATTTCAAGGGCTTTGAAGATGCAATGAAGACAAGTATTAATGAATGGGTGTGCAAGCCACTCAATCCTTATGGCCTATTTGGGTATGTTGTAAGAGGAGGACAATTTATGGCTGAGCTGATTAAGTTTTTTGAAGCCAGGATAAATGATATACAACGACAATATGATGAGTACCTGGGCGATGAGTACTGGCCCAATACCCATTATAAAATGTATGCCCTGATTCCACCCCTAGTGCACTATGCATCCATGGGAACCAATATTCAGAACTTTAAAAGATCATCGAGCAAATGACAGATATAGAACAATGGCTCTCCGGAGAGAGAGATTATAATGCCGGTGTAATTTTATACCAAAATTATGGCAGTAACCATAATTTGAAGAAAGCATTCTGGAGAGGTCCGGATGATTACAATTTATCGAAGCTTCCGTATGAACTCGATTTGATTAAGCATGAAGGGAAACCGGTTCAGGTAATTACAGAAGTGAAGGTTTCTGAAGTAAGGCAGTTTTCCAATGAACAACCGGCAAAGGTTTACAATGAAAATATAGTTCCGGAGAAACCAGAAAAGTACCATGAGATTCATAAGCAGGCATTACTTTTCTATAAAGAAGCATCGCATATTCACCAAACACAATTGCGATCTGATTTACCAGTGGAGCAAAGAGCCAAGGCAGTGATGAGAATTATGGAGCTGTTTAATGTGGAGATAAATCCACGATTTGCATTGGTAGATTATTTTAGTCTTCACGGTAAGTGGCCAGAGGAAGAGCAGGAGGAAAAAGAATTATCACAGGGAGAGCTGTTGAGCAGGAGAAACACCCTCAGGACGTACATAAGCAAATTTGCTAACCATGGAGATAAGATACAGAAGGTAGAAGCATGGAAGGCTGAAATGGAAAAAATAGAAGCGAAATTAAATGCTAATTAATTCAGGTGATATAGGAAAAGGAAAATCCCAACGAGCCGATGCCGGTAGCGTGAGGGTTCAATATTTTCTTACCACGCAGCTCAGTAAAATGCATGATAAGATTAAGGACATTTTAACGGTGCCACAACCAGGCGAATGTGAAATGTTTTTTTCCGGAGGAAGATGGAGCACCCATGATTTGATTAATTACTTCATTAAAATTACTGGTCCGTGCAAGGTATATATTACCACGTATGCATTAAGCGATAAGGCAGCCACAACCTTGATTAATTTATTCGACTCCGGATTGATTCAGGAATTCTACTGCATACTCGATGCCCGGATGAAGGTAAGGAACCCAAATGTGTTGAGCCTGATCAATCATAAGTTTTCAAACATTAAGCAGAGTAATTGTCATGCGAAGGTTACTGTACTTCAGAACGAAAATTATAACCTGGTAATTATTGGAAGTGCCAACCATAGCAATAACCCACGAATTGAAGTGGGTACAATTTTTAATGATGCGAAAGCTGCACAGTTTTGTATCGATGTAATAATTGATGAGTTAAACCATCGTAAACCATTTGGCAGATGATATCGGAAGAGTTATTAAAGGAAATAGAAAAATTCGGAGCTCTTGCATTCACTCCACAACAGGTGGCTGTGGTAACAGAAATACCTGAAGAAGAATTTATGAATGCATTGGAAGATAAGACCAGTGAAATTTATCGTTCGTATTACAAAGGAGTTTATACCCGGGAAGCCGAGTTAAGGGCTGTAGTATTTGACCAGGCATTAAGTGGATCCACTCCAGCGCAAACGATTGCCAATAGTTACATTAATAAATTAAAACTTGATCTAATTAAATAATGGATTTAAAACGATACGAGAAAGAAACCACAGAGCAGCTGCTTATGCGGTATTCTGTTGATACAGAAAATGAAGTAACGCTATCCGCTACTCAGATGAAGATATGGGAGCGCTGTGTGTTTGTTGACAAGCAGTTTCAGGATTACTATAACAGTAATCAGATCGCCACAATGATAACCAAGCGTTACGGTCTTGGAATTCGCCAGGCCTGCGCAGATGTTGCCCTGAGTCAGAAAATATTTGGTGGAGTAAGAAAGCCAAATGCGGATTTTGTTTCTGCTTCATTTTTGGATAAACTGTTGGATGCTCTCCGTAGAGCCAAGGCCTCAAATGATTTGAAGGTGGAAGCGGATCTGTTGAAGAGTTACCAAAGATATGCAACCGCTATTTCTTCCGTTGATAATTCTGTTCCGGAAATACCTAAGATGGTAGTAATTGTTACAAGGCCTGAAGACATAGGATTGAAGCCTGTGAATATTGAAGCTTTAAAAAGAAAATATGAACAACGAAATACAGACAATATCCCGGACGCCATTATTGTCGACCCTACCTGAGGCGACTACAGTAGAATATTTTAACGAGCCTCAAACATTAGCCTGGTTGGTTGATGCCAAGGAATCTTATTTCATTTGGGGAAGGGGAACCGGTAAGACACGTGGAGTGCTTGCACCTAAGATCCGGAGAGATGCAATTGAAATGCCTAGGTGCCAGATATTGAACGTTGGTGAAACCTATCAACAAATTCTTACCCGGACATTACCCTCGCTGATCACTGGACTCGAAGCCGTAGGACTCTATGATAACGTGCATTTCGTAGTTGGGAAAAAACCAGATAAAAAAGCTGGATTTAAAGAGCCATTCGAACGTCCAAAGAATTACGACAATACACTCACTTTCAGATGGGGATCCTGTTTGAATTTTATAAGCCAGGATAAAAAAGGAAGCAGTAATGGATTGAATACAGATGTTCATGTTGCGGATGAGGTAAAGTATCTGGATTATGAACAGTATCTGGAGGAAACATATCCAACTCTCAGGGCAAACCGTCAGCGCTGGGGTCATCTTCATTTTCACCGCTCGATATGCATGACGACTTCAATGCCAACATTGGCAGATGCCAAATGGATACTGAAGAAGGAAAATGAAATGGATCCTGAGTTGATCAACCTGATTATTCATGTTCAGATAGAGTTGAATAATATGAAGATGCAGTATGAGCAATTGGAAGGAGGCGCTAGTCCACAAAAAGTTTCATTATTGGCTGATATTAGAAGATGGGAAAACTACTTGACAGAGAAGCGCAAGAAGTGTGTGTATGTAAGCTATGCAAGTAGCCTTGACAATGCACACGTTTTGGGGGAGGATTACATCGCTGATATGCGTAGGACAATGCCAGACTTTATCTTTAATACAGAGATATTGAATATAAAGCCACAGTCAGTTGAGGGTGGTTTTTACAATGGCTTATCCATCCAACGTCATGGATACAATATGTATGATAACAACTACCTTGAGTCACGTGGATTTAAGGTGTTAAATGATACAATCAATTGCCTTCAAGATGCCGACATTGATAGATCACTCCCGTTGCGAATAGGATTAGATTATGGTGATAGGATTAACTGTCTTACTGTAGCC